GAAAAAAGACAAAGTGAAGTCTTAAAATTTACAGAAGAGATCTCCAGTTTTGGAGGCAATCAAATCGATTAACATTAACCAACATAACTAAGGAGATTTGAAAAATGTCAAATCAAATTACAACTGCGTTCGTTGAACAGTATTCAAATAATGTTCAAATGTTATCGCAACAAAAAGGCTCTTTGCTAAGAGGTTCTGTTGATGTTGAAACTGTTGTTGGAAACAATGCGTTCTTTGAACAAGTTGGTTCTGCTACTGCTCAAAAAAGAGTTAGCCGACATTCTGATACGCCTCAACTAGACACACCCCACGCAAAAAGACGTGTAAGCTTGGTGGATTATGAATATGCGGATTTAATAGATCAGCAAGATAAGGTAAGAACTCTTATCGATCCAACAAGTGCTTATGCAAACGCTGCAGCTTTCGCTCTTGGTCGTTCTATGGATGACGAGATTATTGCTGCTGCAACTGGAAATGCTTTTACTGGCGCAACTGGTAGTACATCTACTGCGTTAGGTGCTGGACAAGCAATTACAGAAAGTGGAACAGATGGTTTAACTATTGCTAAACTTAGAACTGCAAAAGAAAAGTTCGATTTAGCAAGTGTAGATCCAAGTCTGCCAAGATTTTTGGTAGTTGGACCAAGACAAGTTTCTGATTTATTAGGAACTACATCTGTAACATCAAGCGACTTTAATACGGTTAAAGCTTTAGTAAATGGCGAAGTTGATACTTTTATGGGTTTCAAATTCATTACATCTACTAGACTTGCAATCGCTTCATCTAAAAGATTATGTGTTGCCTTCGCTGGCGATGGCATAAAGCTTGCATTAGGTAAAGACGTTATGACTAGAATTGATGAGAGATCTGACAAAGGATACTCAACTCAAGTTTATGTTTGTATGTCTATCGGTGCTACTAGAATGGAAGAAAGTAAAGTTGTTTCAATCCAAGCTCACGAAGCTTAATCAATAGGAGATATATATCATGGCAAGTGTTAAAGCGGTAAATATTACCAACTTAGATGCTACTCCGATTGTTAAGACGGATAGCGAAACTAACGGTGGAAAAATCAGAGTATCTTACGATAACTATGAAGCTTCATCATTAGCAAGTGGATCAGATATAACGATTGGCAGAATACCAGCCAACGCTACTATAATGGATGTTGTTCTAAAGTGTGATGCTTTAGGTGGCTCTTCAACTTTAAAAGTTGGCGATGCTTCAGACGATGACAGATATTTAGCTGCAGTTGGAACATGGAATGCTGCTGGTCAAACTCAGTCAATGTTAGGTGGCTCTACAGCTGCTAATACAGCAATGACTGGTCTGGGCTATAGAACAACTGCATCAACTGATATTATAATCACAACTGGAGGAGCTACTATTTCTGGCTCTATTCATTGTTGGGTTATGTACACAGTTGAGTAGTTAATACATTTTGTTTGGCGGATGAAATACTCCGCCAGGCGATAAGATTATGGCAAGAAAATCAAAGCCTATTTCAAGGAATAAAAGAAATTACAGACCTACTAAGAAAGGTGCTGGAATGACAAAAGCTGGAGTTAAAGCTTATAGAAAAGCTAATCCAGGATCAAAATTAAAAACCGCAGTAACTGGTAAAGTTAAAAAAGGATCGGCTGCTGCAAAAAGAAGAAAATCATATTGCGCAAGATCTTTAGGACAACTGAAGAGATCTTCTGCAAAAACTAAAAATAATCCTAATTCAAGAATTAGACAATCAAGACGAAGATGGAAATGTTAAAGTGAAGTATCTTTTAATTTTATATGTATGCAGCTATGCAGCAGAAACTCCTAAATGTAATGACGAAAGAATTACTGGAGGATTTGATGAATGGTCCACTTGTATAAATCAAGGATATAAACAATCACATTTTTTATTAAACGAACTTTATCAAGAAGATTTCGAAGATGAAAAATTAGCGATCAGATTTTCATGTGAGGAACAAGGAGAAAAAACGTAATGGCAAGTGTAGTAGATATGTGTAATTCAGCTCTTAACTTATTAGGAGCATCGACAATTTCAGCATTAACTGATGACAGTAAGAATGCAAGATTATGCAATCAAAGATATGATAGCGTTAGGAACAGAGTATTTAGATCTCATGCTTGGAACTGTTTACATAAAAGAGTTCAATTAGCTCAAAACAGTACAGCTCCAGTTATAGAATATTCTAATGCTTATGCTCTTCCGTCAGATTGTTTAAGAGTATTAAAAGTTCATAATGGAACTACAGACAGTATTGCTTCTGCTATTGATTACAAATTAGAAGGTAGAAATATTGTAACTGATGAAGGAACTATTTATTTAATCTATGTTGCTTTAGATGCAGATCCAAATAATTACGATAGTTATTTACAAGAAAGTATCTCTCATCAACTTGCTGCTGATCTTTGTTATGCAATTACAAATAATGCAACACTAGCAAATAATTATATGGCTAGAGCCGATGAAAGATTAAGAGAAGCAAGATTTATTGATGCAACCGAAAACAGTTTAGGAACTATTGAGAGTAACGAATTTACTGACGCAAGGTTATAATGGCTCGAACAACTTTAGCATTAACATCTTTTGTTTCAGGAGAGTTTGGTAATAAGCTTACTGGTCGAACAGATTTTGATAAATATCAATCTGCTGCAAAAACTATGGAGAACTTTTTAGTTCATCCTCAAGGAGCTGCTACAAGAAGAGTAGGTACTCAATTTATTGCTTCAGTTAAAACTGCTTCTGCTAAAACTAGATTAATTCCTTTTGAGTTCTCAACTACTCAAACTTATATTTTAGAATTTGGAAATAATTATATTAGATTTTTTAAAGATAAAGGTCAGATCTTATCTGGTGGATCTGCTTATGAAATATCAACTCCGTATTTAACTGCAGAGTTATTCGATATTAAATTCGCTCAATCTGCTGACGTTATGTATATCTGTCATCCTAATCATGAGGTAATGAAGCTCAGTAGAACTGGTCATACTTCATGGACATTAGCTCAAGTTGATTTTACTGATGGACCATATCTTGCAACAAATTCAACAACGACAACACTAACACCAGCTCAATCTGCAACTGGATCTGGAGTAAATATAACAGCTTCTGCAGTAACTGGAATAAATGGTGGATCTGGATTTTTAGCTACCGATGTTGGAAGAATAATAAGTTTCAATTCTGGTAAAGCAAAAATTACTTCAAGGACCAGTACAACAGTTGTCGTTTGTACAATTACAACTGCTTTTGCTAATACCAATGCTACAGCTGCTTTTAGTTTGGGTGCATTTTCAGATACGACTGGTCATCCTAGTTGCATAAGTTTTTATGAACAAAGATTAGTTTTTGCTGGAACTATATCTGAACCACAAACAGTATTTTTTTCTAAAGCTGGAGATTATGAAAACATGACTTCAGGAACTAACGCTGATGATGCAATGGTTTATACTATCGCTGCTAATCAAGTTAATGTTATTAGATATTTAAAAGCGCAAAGAACTTTAGTTATAGGAACTACTGCTGCTGAATATACAGTATCAGCTGATGGAACAGATGCTTCTATAACACCGACTAACATTACTATTAAAAGACAAAGCTCTTATGGATCTGCAAATGTTGATGCAGTTACAGCTGGAAATGCAATATTGTTTTTACAAAAAGCAAAGAGAAAAATTAGAGAACTAGCCTATAACTTTGATAGTGATAGTTATGTTGCTCCTGATTTAACAATTTTAAATGATGCAGTAACCGATAGTGGTATTGTTCAAATGGAATGGCAACAAGAACCAGATAATATTTTATGGTGTGTTAGAGAAGATGGACAACTAGCAGCGCTTACATATCAAAGATCTGAAAACGTAGTTAGTTGGCATAGACATATTTTAGGCGGAGCTTTTGGATCAGGTAATTCTGTTGTTGAAAGTATAGCTAGTATTTCTGGAGATCTAAACGAAGATGAACTTTGGTGTATTGTTAAAAGAACAGTTAATGGTGCAACTGTAAGATATGTAGAATGCTTTTCTGATTTTGATTTTGATGAAACCGCTTCTACAGATTTTAAATTTTTAGATAGTCATTTAAGTTATTCTGGATCTTCAACAACTACACTAAGTGGGTTAAGTCATCTACAAGGTCAAACAGTATCTATCCTGGCTGATGGATCTGTTCATTCAAATAAAGTTGTTAATGGATCTGGACAAATTACTTTAGATAGATCTGTTACTAAAGCGTGTGTAGGTTTAGCTTATGATAGTGTTTTACAAACTATGAGAATTGAAGGTGGATCTTTAGAAGGTACATCTCAAGGTAAAATAAAAAGAATTTCAAAAGTAGTTTTAAGATTATTTGAAACTGTTGGTGTTAAAGTTGGTCCAAGTTTATCTAACTTAGAAACAATACCTTTTAGAACTACATCTAGTAATTTATCTGCACCAGTAGATACTCTTATAGAAGGCGATAAAGAAATAGAATTTGACGATGATTATAATAGTGACGGACATATATTTATTAAACAAGATCAACCGCTTCCAGCTAGTATTCTTGCAATATATCCAACGCTAGTAACAAACGATGGCTAAATTTACTGTTGTTCCTTATGAAATGGAACATGGAGATCATATTATTGAATTTGGGATGAATGATAAGCTCATGGAAATTGATGCTAGTTATACGAATAATAGACTAGATATGGCAATTCCAGGTTTGGCATTTACTTTATTTTTAGATGAAACTCCGATTGTATCAGGTGGCATAGTTCCAATGTGGGAAGGTGTTGCTGAAGGCTGGGTGTTATCATCCAAACATATATTCGATTACAAAATTAAAGCTGCATCGATAATTAAAAAGAGATTGGATTATCTTTGCATCAACAACAAAATTATAAGATTACAAACTGCAGTCAAAGAAGAGTTCCTAACTGGTGTTAGGTTTGCTCAATGGCTAGGTTTAGAAAAAGAAGGTCTAATGAAATTTTATGGATTAGATCAAACTAATTATTGGAGAATGGCAAAATATTATGAGCGCACTTGGTAACATCGCAGCAGCACAAACTGCAAAAAGACTTGGATCATACAATGCTAAAGTCACTAAAATGGAAAGTGATTTTATTAAAGCAAAAGCAGAAGTTAATAAAAAATTTTATAATAAAGTTACTAAGCCATTACTTTTAAAAAATCAGGAAAAAGCAAAAGATAATTTATTTGTAAGTATATTAAGAAGTGGTGCAGAGTTTAGAGCTGGTACAACTCCTTATGACGTAATGTTAGAGAATAATGTTAATCAAGCATTCAATGTTGTGATCGCTGATTATAATTCTGAGATGGATGCCAACGATCAATTAAATCAATCTTTGATGTTAGATGCAAAAGCAGCTGGTCAAGAGTACGCTGGTCGTATGACTGCAAGAGCGCAAAAGTTTGCAGCTGTTGGATCTTTGTTAAGTGATGCTAATAAATTAGGATATGAATTTTAATGGCTATTTTAAAAATTGAACAAGTACAAGGTAAAGTAAATACTGGTAATGTACCAAGAGCATCAGCGTTAGCATTACCTTTATCTATTGCTAATCAAGAAGCTGCTGGATTTAAAGCATTCTCAGATGCTGTAGTTACACTTTATGCTGCACAAAAAAAAGAAGAGGACCTTAACGAAGCTCAAAGTATTACAGAAAGTTTATCAATAGATTTAATTAAAAGTTACAATAAACATAAGAAAGGAAGTAATTTAGAACTTGCTTTAGATGGCTTTCAAGAAGATGTTAAATATGAAAATTTTAAAGATCTTGGATCTAATAAAAGAGTTAAGAAAGAAGTTAGAAATTATGTAAATAAATTTAGAAGCAAGTATGCTTTAGATTTATTAGGTAAAGTTACAGAAAATCATCAAGACATAACTAAAGCTAGAAAAACTCAAACTTTAAACAAGATGGTTAAAGATCAAGTAGCTGGTGGTAAAGACGGTATTATAGCTCAAAGAGATTATCAAAGCTTTTGGACAGATCCTTTAAATCTTGAGTATTACGGAGCTGAAGGTTTAGAAAAATTAAAACAAGAAAAAGACCTAGAGATATTAGAGTTAGCTTACATTCAAGGTGGTAATACTGGACAAGTAAACTTATTTAATAACGAGCAAAGAAGTGAAATTTTATCTAGTTTACCTCTTAAAAGTCAAAAAGCTGTTATTGAAAAAATTAGAAATGGAGCTGTATCAAGAGCAATAAAATCTCAAGAAGATATAATCTTTAAAGAAAAGAAAGATAAACAGTTCAAAATAGAAACATTTACTACTGCATTACTTGCAATTAATGATGCTAGATTAAACAGTACAGATGAGAATATAGCTAGAAATCCATCACTTGATGATCTTTATGATTTGAAACAAAGTGGCGCTATCAACTCTTCTCAATACAATCAGCTATTAAGATTTAAAGCTAATGACAAAACATTAGATAATCCTGAAATTTTACAGATCGTAAATGCTTCATTTGCTTTAGCAGATAGTGTTGAAAAAATTGATAGCCTTCAAGAAGATGTAAATCTTAATCCAGATATTATGGATGGTCTAACAGCTAAAAGTATTATTACGTTTAATAAGATGGCTGATAAATATAAAAAAGATACTACGTTTGGAACTGAAGATCAAAAATTTAGAGATTTATTAGATATAGGTACTAAAAGAATTTCTAAAGGTAAAAGTGGTATATTTAATTCTTCAGGTAAACCAGCAAACAATGATATTTTAATAAGAGCAGAAGCTAGACTTAATGAATATAACGATTTAACTTTAAATAAAAATTATACACCTGAACAAGCTTACGCTGAAGTTATTAAGAAATTAAAAAAAGATGAGTTACCTGAGCTGCATGATTTAGAGCAACCTAGATCTGTTTCAATAAAAAATTTTAAAGAAGAACTAAATGCTCATCCAAAAGATACATTTATTGAAATGAGAAAAGAAGTTGCTTTAGCATATAAAGAAAGTGGAGATCTTGAAACTTATAAAGATGATCTTCGTAAACTAGATATAATTGAAGATACATACGATACTAGGTTAGTAATTTATGATGGCAATCAAGACAATGCTTTAGGTAGACAATTTAAAATTAAAGAGAAAAAATAATGGAATTTAATACTTACGATTTATACCTTAATCAAGTTAAAGAAGATGATGTATTCAATAGTAATGAATATAAATACTTAAAAGAAAATAATATTGATACTGCTGAAATAGAAGGCATAGATAAAGATCCTGATGCTGGAGAAATAAAATTTGATAAAGACCAAAAGATTTCTGATGAAGATAATAAATTATTATTAAAAGATGTAACTGACTTTATATTAGATATACCTTATGATACTTTTATAAGTATTCTTAGAGGTGGTACTAATGGGTTTCAATTTGTAAATAATTTTGCTGGAGCTGTTGGTTTAACTGGAGAAGAAACTACTGACGAATTTAATTTAAAGTTTGATAAGATCAAATCCGATTTAGACAATGCTCAAGAAGATAGTCCATTTGTAACTAAGATGATTGCAATGGCTGGTCAAGATGCAATGTACACTTATCCAATTTATAAAAAACTTCAAAAGGCTGGATTACCTAAAATGTGGAGATTACCTATATCTTTTGCTTTAGGTGGTGCTTTAGCGTTTGATAAAAAAGAAAGCTTGTTTGTTGATAGTAATTCAATGCGTAATCTAAAAGCTTATATTGGTATTGCTCAAGATACTCCAATAGAAGAGATGTACGATAAAACAGTCCAGGCTATAGAGTTTGGTGCTTTTGGTAAAATTTTTGATGATGTTATTGGAATGGCTAAAGGCATTAAGACAATGAATAAAGACAGAATTAAACAAGCTGATATTGCTGTTGGTGCATCTGCTGCAACTGCTGGTGTTGTAGAACAATTCGTAGATGATGATCCAAATCAAGCAACAAATGAAATGATGCCTAATACAGAGGCTATCGAGGAAAAAAAAAATCCAAATTTTAACGATGACGAAATAATACCAGGTACTGTTAATGAATATGGTTTCGAAAAAACATCTAGCTTAGTTCCAGTATTTAAATCAGTATTAAAAGAAACTGCAAAGAAATTACCAAACAAAGGATCTGGAGAACAAATATTTAATACTTTAAAAAATACTCCAGGATTAAAACAACAAGAATTAAAATGGTCAGGTCTTGATGATTTTCTTAAAGAAAAGAAAACCGTTACTAAAGAAGAAGTAAAAGAATATTTAGAAAATAACACTTTAGATGTTTCTGAAATACAGAAATCTAATAGAACACCTCCAGCAGATGTTGATTTTGAAAATCAGTTACAAAGTGAACTTGATAAAATTGATAGCGATATAAATGAAAAATTAAGATTAAATAGAAGAGCAAATGTCAGTAATGATTTAGATGAAGTTCTTTTAGAAACGTCTGGTCCATCATTTAATCCAGATGCTGATCCTCGTAGAGCTATGACAATAGAACAATTTGGAAATTATATACTTGATAATCAAAATAGTTCTTATGATGAAATGGTAAAAAAATTTTCTAAAGAAGATGGAAATTTATATTTATACGATTTAAGAAGTAGTGATGGTAATAACAATTTATCAAGACTTTCATCTGAAGAAGCAAAAATTGCAATTTTAAAAAATGATGACTTAAAACTTTCTTTGGAACATAAAATTGATCCAGTTGAAATGGAAAAATATTTTATAGCTAAAGACTTACGAAAATTTAGCCGAATGGAAGAAGCAAGAAAAACTAAGTTTGATGATTCAAAATATACTGAGCCAGGTGGGGAAGATTATAGAGAAATTATATTTAAGCTTAAAGGCGATAGATATTATCCTATTGAAAAAGAATTGGAAAATTCAATAAGTAGTGGAACAGAGCCTTTAAAAAGTTTTAAAAAGAAAAGTGAATTTCCTTACAGATCTCCAAATGTTCACTTTGGAACTAAGAACGAGTTTGCTCATGTAAGATTTAAAACTAGAGATTTAAATGGTCAAAAGGTTTTAACAGTAGAAGAAATGCAGTCTGACATAGTTCAAGATATGAAAAGAAACTTTGGAGAAAGAGTTACAGACTTTCCATTTAAAAATAACTGGTATGAGCTAGTAACTAAAAGATTAATTAGATATGCAGCAGATAATGATTTTGATGCTGTTGCTATACCTAAAGGAGAAATAATAGGAAAAAGATATAATCAATCTGTTGGTAAAGCTAAAGAAGTAAATGTAATACCAAATATTGATACAGAATTTAATAAAAAATCATTTACAGTTAAATATTTTAGTGGAGGAAACAGAGAAATAAAAACTAAATTGTATTATGAAAATGAAATTTACAATTTGGAAAAAGATATTGGATCAGAGAATTTTAAGGATTTAAAAGATAATATTGATAATTTTTTACAAAATGACGATTTAACTCCACAAGATATAAGAAATGAGTTTTTCTTTTCTAAGTTTGATAAACCATTGATAATTGGAGAGGCTCAAGGAAAAGTATCTTTATATGACAAAGCTATTCCAGGCTTCATGAAAAAGTATGGCAAGAAATGGAATGCTAAAGTTTATGATGACAAGATTTTACCATTCTCAGATGAAGTAACTATTGGTACTTTTAATGAACCATTACCAGTTACAATTATTCAGCTTACTGATGAGATGAAACAGTCAGTACAAAAAGACGGACAAGCTCTATTTAATATTTTCGGAATAGGATCAGGAGCTGCTATAGGATCAAATGCTATCCTAGATAGTGATAGGAACAATACTATTTCAAATATAACAGAAAATTAGTAAATATTAATTATCCTCAAATATTTCTAAAAATTTTCACAAAAATTCAAAAGGTAACAATTAATGGCAAATCTAAAAACTATAACTAAGGAATTTACAAAAGAGTTATTACCTGATGCACAAAAGATCATTGATGAAAAGATTAAAGGACCAAAATTAAAGAATAAGAAAAAGCCTCTAACTGAAGGCGATAGTATTAGAAATCAAGAGCTTAGTGTTGAAAAGAGTTTAAAAGAAAAAAATTTAAAAGAGCCTAGACCAGTTACTGTAGATAAAGCTGAAAAGATGCTCTTTACAAAAGAGAACAAAATAAAACCTAGCAAACTAATAGATTTTAATATTTCAAAGTTTGAAACTAGAGATGATATTTTAAAGTTTATAGATGAAGTTTCAGTTCAAATGAAAACTTCTATTGATAAACAAAAAAGAGGTGTTCAAACTAACGAAGCTACAAAAGAGATGGCTCAGTTACTTCAGGTTAATTCTAAGGACCTGAAAGAAAGTTTATTAAAGATAAAGCCTGGACAAACTTTAAATGCCGAAACTATTTTAGCAGCTAGAGAATTATTATTAGCAGCTATGAATAAGATGGATGAGTTGGCTATTGCAGCTAAGGCTGGTGGTACAGAGGATCTATTTGCTTTTAGACAGCACATGGCTTTGACATCTGAATTACAAAAAATTATTAAAGGTGTTCAAACTGAAACTGGTAGAGCATTACAACAATTTAAAATACCAGTTAGAGATAAAGCTTTTACTGCTAGAAATCTTGATGATCTAAATAGAGATCAATTAATAATGGATCTAGGAGGAGAAGAGGCTATTAGAAATTTAGCTAAAACTTATCTTAAAGCAAACACCTCTAAAGCAAGAGCAACACTTACAGAAAAAACTGGTTTAATAACTAGAACTCAAGATGCTTTAGCTGAAATATTTATTAATGCTATTTTGTCTAATCCGATGACGCACGTTAGAAATACTGCTGGTAACTGGATTACTCAAGGCATTCTAATGCAAGAGAGAAAAATTGCTGGAAAGTTTTTTAGTGATGCTAGTCAAACTGGTGGAGTTGCTGAGTTTGAAGCTATTGCTAAAGCTTATGGTAAAACTCAAGCTGCATCTGAAATGTGGGCTGCTATTGGTAGAGAATTAGCTGATGGCAAGATGCCTACAATTAAAAATCAAATGAGTGGTTCTAAAATAGAAGTAAGACCTAACAAGGCTTCTGCTGAACATTTTGGAATGAAAGAAGGTGGTCTTGCAACTGGTGTAGATGTTTTAGGAAACATATTAACTTTAGGTAGAATACCTACAAAGATGTTATCCGTTTCAGATAACTACTTTAAGAATTTAGAATATAGATCAGAAATTTATGCTCTAGCTTATAGAGAAACAATCGAGTTAGTTCAAAGTGGTGTTGTATCAAAAGCTAATGCTGCAGAGTATTTAGCTAACAGAGTTGTTAATCCTCCTGAAGCTCACGTTAAAAGAGCTATGGAAATTACTTTAGAAAGTACGTTTCAAACTAAGCTTGGTACTAGAGGCGATATTTTAGATATGGGAGCTGGTTTACAGAAAATGAAATCAAGAGCTGGTTGGTTTACATTTATCTCTAATTATTATTTACCTTTTATTCAAACACCAGCAAACGTAGTCGGAATGACTATGGAGAGAACACCAGGATTAAATATGGTCCTAACAAGCTATAGAAATGATTTATCAGGAGCTAATGGTTTAGCTGCTCAACAACTTGCTAAATCTAAAATGGCTACTGGAAGTTTATTCTATTTGACTGTCATGGGTATGACTTTTGGAAAACCTTTTGGTGTAAGTACAACTGGTACTTCTCCAGAAATCGGAGTTAATTTTAAAAATAAATATAATAAATCCGATATGAAAAAGTTACTTGGTATTCAATCAGGTACAATAAACATTCCATACGGAGATGAAACATTACAAATAAATTTAACTGGTAATGATCCTATTGCTATGGCTTTCAGACAAGCATCTGATTTAGCATCAATAATGCAATATGGTTTTAAAGATAACGATCAAGCTAAGGATTTTTTAAATATGCTTACTGCGTTTACTTTATCTGTTGGAGAAAATATTGGATCATCTACATTTATGGCTGGTATTGGTAAAGCAGTTAATGATTATCAAAACTATAAACAATTAGGTTTTACTAAAGGTTTGGAAAAACAAACTAAATCAATGGTAAGTGCTTTTGTTCCAACTGGTGTTAGACAAGCAATGAAACTTGTTAATGAAGATAATAATAAGATTGCAATTACTATTGATGAGTACATTACAAAAAATTTATATGATGCTTCACTACCAAAAGATTATGATTTACTTGGAGATGAAATAGAAAGATTTGGATTAATATCTTTTAGAAAAGAAGATCCAATAAGAAATGAAATTTTAAATTCAGGTGTTGAATTAAATAAGGTTGATAGAAGATTTAGTTATCAAGAAGATGGTTTATCAACTAGCATTGAATACACTTCAGAAGAACTTTCTTTTATGAAGCAAAGATCTGGAAAATATTTTAAAGAAATATTAGGTCAGGTATTTACTAAAGATGAATATAACGATCCAACTTTAGATCAGTATGTTAAACACGAATATATAAAGAAAGCTCATGCTGCAGCTAAATCAGCAGCTAAAGCAGACTTACTATTTAACTCAGATGATAGTTCAGAAGATTATATTGAATATCCAGAATACATCGTTGATGACGAACAAATGGAAATTACAGTAGGTGCATTAGGTGCTTACGATAAATCATTAGATTTAAGAAACAGAATACAAAGTGAGATTAGATCAAATCTTTTAAACGAAATTAGAACTAAACAACAAGGACAACCGCTTTCTCAAGCAGAAGATCAATACTTTCAAACAATAGAGGAATAATAAACAATGACTATATCAACTACGATAATTAAGAACAGTTTTTCTGGTAACGGTTCTACTACAGCTTTTAACTATGGTTTTAAAATCACAGCAGAAAGTGAAATGCAAGTTATCATCAGATCTTCTACTGGATCTGAAACTGTAAAAACTTTATCTTCACACTACACAATAAGTGGAGTAGGTGCTGCTAATGGTGGAGCTGTAACTTTCACTTCTGGTAATATTCCAGCATCTGGCGAAACAGTTATTTTAAGAAGAGTTACTGCACAAACTCAAGCAATGGATCTTATAGATAATGATCCAATGAGTGCTGACACTATTGAAACAGCTCATGATAAGAGTATTGCTTTAATCCAGGAGCTTCAAGAACAACTTAATAGATCTCTTAAAGTTTCAAGAACAGCTACTTTAACTACACCAGAAATAACAGATGATGCTGCTGCAAGAGCTGGAAAACTTTTAGGCTTTTCTGCAGATGGAAATTCTTTAGATGCAACAATCGATGGATCTGGAGTTGCTGTTTCAGCGACTGCCGCTGCAAATTCTGCGACAGCTGCCGCTAGTTCAGCAAGTGCTGCTTCTTCAAGTGCTACTTCTGCCGAAAATGCAAAGAATGCTGCTGAAGCTGCTCTTGATACTTTTGATGATGATTTTTTAGGATCTAAATCTTCTAATCCTTCAGTTGATAATGATGGAAATTCATTAGCAGATGGTGCTTTATATTTTGATACGACAAACAATGTCATGAAAGTTTATGATCTTGGTAATACTCAATGGAAACAATTAACACCAACAAGTTCACAGCAAACTAATATTGATGCTGCAGTTTCAAACGCAACAAATATTAATCATGTTGGTGGATCAATAGGAAATGTAAATACAGTTGCTGGACAAATTACTCCAACAAATAATATTGCGACACTTGCTGGAATTTCTGGTCTTAATACTTTAGCTGGATCTGCTGCATCTGTAATTGCTGCTGGTAATAATCTTTCAGATATTAATGCTTTTGCAAATATTTATCTTGGACCAAGTTCTTCAGCTCCTTCTGCTGATCCAGATGGATCTGCATTAGATGTTGGAGATTTATATTTTGATACGACTTCAGATACTTTAAAAGTTTATAAATCTGGTGGCTGGGCTGCTGCTGGATCGACTGTTAATGGAACTTCAAAAAGATACATTTACAATATTACTGGAACTCCAACTACTTTAACTGGAGCATCTGGAACTGGCTATGCCGAAGCAACAAGTCAAATTTTAAGTTATGATTCTGGCTTTGTTGACATATTTCATAATGGTGTGAAGATGATTTTAGGAACAGATGTAACTGCAACATCTGGAAATTCTCTTGTCTTTGCTTCAGCTTTAGCAAATGGCGATGTAGTAGATGTAGTTGCTTATGGAACTTTTGAATTAGCAAATGTTCAACTTAATGATTTAACAGATGTATCAACTGGTGGTGTTAGTGATGGACAAGTATTAGTTTATAATTCTGGAAACTCAAGATTTCAACCAGGCTCTGCAAGTTCGGCAGAAGTTTATGGATTTAAAAAAACTTTTGTTGGCTCAACTTTAGTTAAAACCGTAACAGTAGTTTCAGTTGGTGGTTCAAATAAATATTTTATTGATGGTGTTCAACAAGATACTTTAGAATTATACGAAGGTAATACTTATATTTTTAATTATCCTTCTGCACATCCTTTTAAATTTTCAACGACTTCAAATGGTACTCATGCTAGTGGATCAGAATATACGACTGGTGTAACTCACAATAGCTCAACGCAAGTAACGATTGTTGTAGCGACTGGCGCTCCTACTCTTTACTACTACTGTTCAAGTCATTCTAATATGGGAGGAACTGCAAATACACCAACTCCAGGCTTTAACAATTTACAAGTTACCACAACTAATAAAGGAACAGACAATATCGACAGTTCAACTTATGCCGCTTTCGATGATGTCTTATTTAGTGCTTCTGGTTTTACCTTTAGCATTAGCAATGGCATATTAATAGCAACCATATAAGGAGGAAATTCAATATGGCTCAAGTAAATATCGGTGCTATCAAATTTAACTGGAAAGGTCCGTACAACAACGGAACTGCTTATATTGCAGATGATGTTGTTAGTTCAGGTGGATCGAGTTATGTTTGTATTTTAGCATCACAAGGCAACGCAGTATCAAACGGAACTTATTGGCAGATCATGTCCTCTGCTGGTACAGACGCAGACTTACTAAACATTGGAAGTACAGCTCAAGGCGATCTCTATTATAATAGCGGTGGTGCTATTGCTAGGTTAGCTAAAGGAACAGCAGCTCAAGAGTTAAGAATGAACTCTGGTGCAACTGCTCCTGAATGGTTTACAGCATCTGGTGGTGGAGTACCAGTTCAAGAAACAGTAATAAGTGGTGTAGGTGTATTTAGTTCAAGTACACATTCTAGTTTTGTGGATATAACTAATTTTAATGTTTCAATAACACCAACTTCAACTTCATCAAAAATATTTTTAATAGTTAAGGTTGAAGGTTCAATGTCAACACACCATCACTTTTGGTCAGTAAAAGTTTTAAGAAAAATTGGTAGTGGTGCATATTCAGCACCTACAAACTTTGCCTCTGCTGAAGATGGTGGTGCTTCTACTAGGTCTGTAAGATCAGATTACGATAGTAACTCTGGTAGTGATGTTTATACGCATTTTACAGATGCTCCGAATACTACTGATGCTGTTACTTACAAAGTACAATTTAAAGCAGACAGTAATTCTGGAACTTTTTATTTAAACAGAAATGCTAGTAATAGTAATAATAGTGGACAATGGCAAAGAGGTGCTTTTTCTAAAATAACAGTAATGGAGTTAAAACAATAATGACACATTTTATAATAGACGCAATAACAGCAATTAATCCAAATGCTCAAGTTGATGTAGTTGGCAATTCTTATGATGGAATTAATTGGAAAGATACACCAGTTATTTCTGAAGCAGACATTAATGCTAAATTAGCAGAAATACCAAGTCAAGAAGAACTAGCGACAGCTAAAGAAAACTTAAAAGCTAGTGCTAAAGCAAAGTTAATAGCTGGAGAGCCAATGACTGAAGAAGAAGCTAATCTTACACTTCACTTATAATTAAACTAAAATTAAAGCGGCATCATTAATTTGGTGCTGCTTTGCTAATCAAAAATTTATAGGAAATAAAAAATGACAAAAGCAAGAGATTTATCAAACATTATATCTGGCGGATTTACAGATGCTGACATACCAAATTTAGCAGCAAGCAAAATAACTTCTGGAACATTTGCCGATGCTAGGATAGCTGCGTCTAATGTTTCACAACATGCAACATCATTTGACGATAATAAAATTGTTAATGATATTTCTACACTTGCTTTAAGACAAGCATCTAACGAAAACAAAGCTGCTTACAATACTAACTCAATGTATGTTGATGTGTTTCAAGATGATACTGGGATTGCGTCAAACACTAATGCTCCAAGAAATTCTAGTGAATATGTTTCAACAGTTGTACCTACTGGATGGTCAGTTGATACTAATACTGCTTTAAACACTAGCCTAGTTGCTCATTATGAATGGAATAATAGTGATGATGATTTAAAAGACACAAACGAATTGACAGCAGAAGGTACACCTACTTATTCAACAAGTGTAAAAAAATTAGGAACACACTCGGTTTATTTTGATAACAATGCTGATGCTTTTGCTTTTACAAGTGGTTCTCCATCTTGGGGTTCAATAACAAATCTTTCAATGGCAACTTGGGTGTATTGGCAAGGTGCGTCTGGTGGTTTTGAAATGATATTTGATGGATATGGAGATGCTAGTAATCAAAGTGTTATTTTTGCAATTCAAGATAGTAATGACACACCACAAATTTATTCAAAAGATGGTAATTGGCATTCAAGTACATCAACTGTTGCTAAAAATAGTTGGGTACATTTAGGTTATTCAGTTTCACACTCATATAAAAAATTTTATATAAATGGTGCTTTAACAAATACAGTTTCTGGTACTTATCAAATCGGTTCTGCTGCATCACACAATAGAATAGGTGCAAGAAATAATGACACGCATGGTTTTGATGGATATTTAGATCAAACTTTATTTTGGACTAAAGATATATCAGCACAAGAAATGACAGATTTATATAATGGTGGCTCTGGTAATGAGTATATAGTTGGTTATACAAGTGCTACTGGAAACTTTATATCCAATGCAATTACAGCTCCATCTTCAACATCCAAGATGGGAGCAATCATAACCTATCAAGAAGCTGGATCTGGAACTAACACTTTAAATACAGATATTGTTTTACAATTATCAGCAGATGGAACTAATTTTACTACAGCTACAATGACAGCTATGCCAGATTTTGCATCTGGAATTAAGATGGCTAAAGTTAATGACTTAACTATTCCAAATGCTGGTACTCAATTAAAATATAAAATATCTTTTGCTAATCAAGGATCAGTTAAACAAGCTAGAATTAGAGGTGTATCTTTACAATATTAATATGCCTAAAAAGAAATCCGTTACATCACTTGCTCAACAAAGTGTAGGCATAAGATTATCTTCACATGAAAAGTTATGCGCTGAACGGATGAATAATTTAATATCATCAATAGAAAGATTAGAAAAAAAAGTAGATACACTTTCGGATAGTGTTTCAAAAGGCAAAGGCATTGTAGCTGTACTGGTATTTTTAGGATCTATAGTTGCAGCCGCAATAGGATTTTTTAATTATAAGTGAAATTTTACAACAAAGGTATTGCAGCTCATTTAGAAGCAATACTCAAACTGTTGGATGATGACCATTTAGTTTTCGAAAACTTACAAGGTCAAGGACCAATAGATATTATTACCGTCAATAAAGAAACTGGCAAAGTTACCTTTTACGATGCCAAGTCTGATCGGACAAGCAGACACAAAAAAAGACCTCAATCAAAAATACAAAAAAAATTAGGAGTTAAAAACTTATATGTCAACTTACATAAGAGAACATACAGACTGGAAGGAAAACTGGGTAAACTTTAAACCTACAGAATTTGAATGCAGCTGTTGTCAAAGATTAGATATTAGTTCAGAGCTAGTAGATTTATTACAAATTGCTAGAGATGTTCTAGGTCCATTACAAATAACATCTGCTTATAGATGTCCAACTCACAATGCTAGTGTTAGTTCTACTGGAGAAAGTGGACCTCATACAACTGGCAAAGCTGTAGATCTCCATGTATCTAATTCTCAACACCGAAAACAATTAATAGATTACTTTACTAATAAAGTTACTGGTCTTGGTATTGCTAAGACTTTTATTCATATCGATATAATACCTCAAGCTGAGTTACCTAATCGACCTAACTGTTGGTTATATTAAATGTGGTTTGCTTTACTTAAAAATCCGCTAACAAAACTTATAGCTGAAAAGACTATTGGAGCTGTAACTCATAAGTTAAAGAAGGATGCTATAATTAAACAAAAAGAATTAGACCATGCTCAAAATGTAGATGTTCAATCTTTAAAATCAGCAGATCAAACGTGGCGTGATGAGTGGTTATGTGTGGTTTTTAGTTTAATCTTCATCGCTCACTTCATACCAGTTTTGCAAGAAGCAATGCTTCGAGGCTGGGAAATCCTGGAGTTAGCTTCAGATTATTTTTGGATAATTATTCTTACTATCGTCGGTGGATCTTTTGGATCTTCTGGAATTACCAAGTTTCTTAAAAAGAAAAAGTAATGGCTCGTAAGTTTAAGTCATTTGAAACTAGAGATAAGCCTAGAAAAAGAGGACCTCTTCAACATAAGAAATCTAAAAATAAGTCAGAGAAAAGACAGCAGAAACAGACAAGATATAAAGGCGGTGGCAAGTGAGAAGGCTGCTTAAAATCATAGTCAGAATAAGAATGAAGTATGCAGATCTTAGAGGTCATCCTGGTAAACGATGGAACTATGAGCCATCTAAACATTATTTAAGAGGTAGGAATAGATGAGAGATACCAAACTTTTAGAGGCTTTTAAAAAGACAGTAGAGCGTAAATTTAAAGAGATGAATATCTTTAAGAACCTTAGAACAGAAGTAAATACTGGAGCTAATGGTACTCAAAAATATGTAATTAAAAAAGGTATCAACAAAGGTAAAGTTTTATGAAGGTTTCAGACAATACAGCTATCTCAATGCCAATGAGAAATCTAATATCAATAGTAATAACTGTTGCTATTGGTGTTTGGGGTTACTTCGGAATAGTAGAAAGAGTAACTAGATTAGAAACATCTGATACTTTATTTGAAGCAGATCTATTAAAGAAGGCAGATCAAACTCCAAAAAATTTAGAGATCTTTATGCTAATCGAAGAGTTGTTTAAGCAGACAGATAAACAACAAGAAGCATTAGATAAAAATATTCACACACAAATTAAACTAGATCATCTTGAAGAGCAGCTAACAAAAGCTCTTAAAGATATAGAACAACTTAAAGACAAGGTAAGGCAGAATGGAAATA